CCGGACACGCCAAGTATTTCTTATACTTATAAGAATAACTTGGCGCGGCTAGACTGCGTTCGGACCGTGCTTGATGGAGTGGCGATGTGTTATCACGAAATTTTAAAACGACGTGATAGTTTGCCCTCCGCAGCGATTCGAATGTTGTCCCGCCTTAAGCTTCGTGCTTGGTGGAACTCGTGGGACACGGCAAAGTTCATTAAGGACTTGGCCGTCGAGTGTCGGGCCTACTATTTTGGTAGGGCTTGTCCTCGTCACCCACTTGTGAATTGGATGACGGCAGTAGAGGCGCTTCAGTTTTCTTACTTAGCGCGTTCAATGCCGTCACCCATTTTGAAAGTCAAAGACAAGATGGCCCTTATAAAGGACCTTTCTGTCAGATTGACTATGCCCCCGCCGCAGGAGCCCGCCGATTGGCGGTCTTTTATACGGCGGTGGCTGTCCAAGAATCGGGGGTCAAACCCAATTCGCTTGTCAGCAGAGCCTAGTGTTTCAGCGGCACTGGGCTATTCTGGAGAGCGATGGGGCCACTCTGGAGCATATAGGGATATTTGGGTATTCCAGTTATCCTCCAGATTGGTCAAAGGCGACCTCTATGAATATCTCTTGGAGACAGTCCAGAAGGCCGGCCAGGTACAGTCATCGGGTATGTTCGATGCTATGTTCCTGGGCGACATTCGGACATCGAAGGTACTCAACGCCATCCTAATGGATGGTTGTGAGACTATCCTCGATTTCATTTTAGAGTCGGGTGGAACACTGCCGGCCCAAGCACTTGCAGCCCCTGAAAAGGGGTTGAAAGTTCGTGTGCCGACCTTGGGGTTGACTGCTGCTAATTTGGTGCAGCAGGCTTACCGCAAGGCAGCGGACCACTTTCTCTTGAATGATCCACGGTCCTCCAAGTCACTGGGCGGTAGTCGCACAGTGAACTTGGATAAACAGAAGGGCATGTTTTACTCGCAAGACTTAAGTTATGCGACTGATTGTCATGGCTTCTGGGCCCAACGTGTCCTGTATGAAGAAGTCCAGGAGTATGCGCCGGAGCTCCGACGATGGGAGAGATTTATCCCTCTCTTCTTCGGGCCGCGCCGGCTCATACTCCCGGACTTCGAGACGGGACAGTATGAAGCAGTCGAGCCGCCTACGTTAACGTGTAGGAAGAGGGTTCCCCGCCCCGGTGTGATTATGCGGGGTGGGGCCCCTCTTCCTATGTACGAGCGTATGCTTGGACCAGGTGTGGATTTGTTTGAGGGGGTGGCGGAGCCGGTAATGTCAGATGCCGTTCTTGTGTTCGACTTCTGGTTCCCTGCTTGGTCATCCGACCCAAACGACAAGCCCTACCAAGATTCCTATGAGGAGATGGTTAACATCTCCGCAAATGGGATTAAGCTGGCTCGAGTGCCTGTCTCTCTGGAGGCCTTTATGTTCGGGGAAAAACCTCCCCAGGTTCAGCAGAATCCTGGGAAGTTCTCCACGGACAAGTCAAGGGCCGTCAGTGAGGCAGACTTGAGGCTTTTCCACGAGGGGTATCTCCGCTACCTGAGCTTCTATTGTTTAGAGGCCCAGGCGGTGGTTACCACTCGTGGTGCGATGATGGGTGAGCCTACGTCGTGGGCGGTGCTCCCGCTCGTCTCCTTTTATGCTTTGGCTAAGATCGGTAAGTTCTTAGCCCTCACAACTGGGGACGATGCGTTAGTTCCAAACATGACGCAAGCTGACCGCCTCAAGTATGACGCGGCGATGGCGAGCCTCGGTGGCGTGATAAGTCAGCAGAAAAGCTTTCTTCATCCCCGCCGAGGCTTGTTTTGTGAGGTCCCGTACGTGCAGGGTAAGGCGAAGTATTTCTTCCCCTTATCCTACTGGACGGCACCATCCGGCGGAAGCAAAGGCGAAGTTAATTGGTATAACCTCCCCGCTGCTTTTGCCGGTTCGTTGCGTGATCAAGGGTTTGAGGTGGATCGGAG